AGAATGTCGATGCAAATGAAGTCGCAAAGATGCAAACAATGGGGCCTCCACCACCAACCATAATTGACAACACCACTAACAATAATGTTTCAAATGATAACTCACAATCTATGACATCTCAGGTAGAACCACCTATAAACAATAGAAGAAGAATGCGTGGTGGTGGTGCAATAATGCGTGGAAAGGGTGGAAGATTTTAAAAAAACCCCACATTTCTGTGGGGTCTAAAAATCTTGTTTTTAAATTAAGTACTTACTCGTCATTCGCAAGTTTAGCGAAATAACTCAAAGTTTCATCGTCAGACTCAGTTGACGCAACTTCTGGTTCTGGAGTACTTGGTGCAACCACTGGGGTTTCTGCAACCTTTGGTTCTACTGCTTCTGCAGTCTTACCTAAGTCTTCCATTTTCTGAGTTGAACCTTCACCAACTGCTTCTCCAAGAACAACAGATAATCTCTGTTTTAACTCGTCATAAGTTTTATAGTTAGTTGGGTCAACAAACTCTGCAACATCAAACATAGAGTTATAAGTTGCTTCAAGTTTAGTTTCATCTGCATCGTACAATGCACTCACTGGTTTGAAAGAAGATTTATCGTAGTTTCTATAACCAGCGACATTAGTAATCTTAAGTTCAAAGTCCGCACCACTCCAAAAATCGAAAGGGTTCACGGGTTCTTCGCCTGGAAATTGCGGTTGCATTACGTCCATGACTTTGTCCATGATTTTCTTTCCGAAATCGTAAAGGAATACTTTACCATTGTTGGAAGGGTTTGCGGGGTCAGAAACAATTAGAATGTTTGCAACGTGGTGCAATCTTCTTTTTTGTTTCCTTGCAGTTTCTTTATCCTCTTCGATACCTGAGTTCCATAGTCTGGAATTTAGTTCTCCGAGTGGGTCTTTCTGTCCAATAGATGTAAGAGACTTCTCTACATACCACTGTCCAGTAGGGCCTTTAAAGAAATGGTCAAAGTACCTTACCCAAGGAAGTTCTTGACCTTCGCCTGCGGGTAGAAATCTAATAATGGCATAACCATTACCAGACTCGTCTACTGTGGGTTTCCAAAATCTTTCGTCTTCGTAAGATTTCTTTTGGGTTGTTGCACCAGTTGCTTCTTGCACTGCAGAAACAAGTTTAGAGACATCGGTGCGATTGGTCTTCAAGTTTTCAAATGACATTTGTATACTCCGTATTATTTGTCTTCTGTTTGTCCACTTTATTCATAATATAAATCGTTGTGTATTATACTTATTTATACAAGTAATGTCAAGTATAATTTTTAAAATAGTGTATTACCTTTGGGTAGTAAATTCAGACTCATTCCTTCTGCTTCTAAATGGTCTTTGATTGCGGGAGAGATATACTTCTTAATATCTTCTATCTCAATGTTATTCTTTTCACATAGATGTACGATTGCATCTATATAAGAATGGTTGTCCTTTTGTACAGACTCAAGAACCATTGCGGTAAATTTCTTACGAGTAAGAAAATTATCTTCCGTTGCGTTCTCTTCTTTCTTTTGCTTTTTGATTGTTTCTTTCTCGGACTTTGTCATTGTCTTCCTTACAGATTACATTACAAATATACTCTTTCACTTCTTGGTCAGACAGACCCGTTTCGTTCATGAGTATCTTTACATACTTTGGTGTTAAAATAAGACTTCTATATTCGTTGTACTTTTCATCAATAAGTGACCAACTAAACTTCTGAGTGTTTTCTTCAAATCTATTCTTCTCGGGATTTTCATCTTCTCCAAAGTAATCATAATACACCCATGCATCATCTATTACTTCACCACCCATATAAGTACCATGTTCCCATTCAAATGGTTCGGGGTTCTTCTTATATACTTTTTTCTTTCTCACAAATGGTTCTCTAATCATATTTATATGTACACCTCTTCTAGTTTATGTTAGCCATTATACACGAGTCAACAAGAAATGTCAAATCGTGTTACATTCTCTAGACGGAATGCTCTCCATTGTTGAAGGTCTAAATCAAAGACTTTGATAACTTTATCCGTGTTCTGATAATGCCATAACATTTCTGACTTAGGCATTTTATCATCGGGTATTTCTGTATCCATTAGTGTACAACGCATTTTCCTGAGTCCTATGTCCTTTTCTTTGATGAACTCTATGTCCACTATGTTCTCAACGAGTTTGCGGACTACATCGACTCTATCGAGTTCTAAGAACTTAACTGGCATATGAACTATATGTTCCCGTACCTTCGGTGTACCATTCGGGTTCTTTTTGTTTTGTCCACTTTGCGAAATACTGTTTCTCATTGATATAGTAGTTCTTGTATGCTTCGATTGTATCTCCTTTTACTTTACAATAGTCAGGCATACATTGTGGTGGTTCAACAAAACCATTGTCTTCTAATCCTTTTGGAGTATATCCAAGTAAGTCTCCAAGTAATCTCTCGGTAGAATGTATCTTACCATATCGATAGGTATACTCAACACATAACCACATGAAGAGACGATACAACCATTTGTAATGTCTAGAACTTTGTCTGACCCAGACTGCACTTGGGTGATTGACCATTGCGGCTTTGTAAAGAGTTTCTTCCATGTTGGAGTTCTTTACCATTTTCCACCTTTTAATTCTACGACCATTTTTAGAAAGGTCAGTATATTCAATACCGTCTATGACACGGTGTGCAGTAGACAATAGTTGTGCATACTCAATAATCATTTTAACAACATGTTTATCACAATGTTGTTTCGCACATCTGTGTGTGTGATTATCTAGATAAAATATATTCATGTATTGTCTCCCTTTGTATATTTTACTGTACCTTGCATATCCCATACTTTAGGTATTTCTAATTTTGTTCTATCTTTTGTTATCTCGGATAGTGTATGTCTTTTTATTTTTTTGTCTTGTAAAGAAAGTATCATACATAATATTAATACAAAATTTACAATGCATAACATAAGTAAATATCCAAGATAATTTTCAATTCCTAAATATTCCATTTACTTTTCTCCATACATAAACTTAGGTTCATATGTTCCACTATTGCACATATGTTCAGTTCCCTTTTCCCACTTACAATATATTCTGTTTTCATCGGGAAGTAATTCTGTAATGGTATAACCATGTTTGTTTGCAAACTCAAACATTAGTTCACTTGACCAAGGAAAGAAGTTTATGTTTTGACATCTTTCATCAACGTGGTCGGCCATGCCTGGGTTGAGTCTCCAATATATAACTGACTTATCTTCGTTCATTACTGACGCAAGTCTCTCTATTTGTTTCTCAATTAGTTGATAGTGTCCGAAGTTAATACTTCCCCAACAAACTGCAACATCAAACTTTTTAGGACTTTCAAAATCCTCGATTGCAACTTGTTCGTCAGAACCAACATCAGTAATATCAATACCGTAAGTTTTTTTATGAAAAAATTTAAGTGGATTGATACCACAACCAACATCAAGTACCCATTGGTCTTCTTCTAATTGGTCTAATACTCTTTTATAAGAACTCCAATACAGTGGTTTCTCTCTACCCCAAGACTTAGAATTTACCGCATCAGGATAATCTAATTGAAACTTAGAATAGGGAATACTTTTTCTATCACTGAAATAATCTTTTAGATAGTTTCTTTCATCACTATCCATTCTCCAATCTTCACTCATTTATATTACTCCAATCAAATATAAAACGCCTATTATAACTGACGCAGTCCAAATTGTCAAGATAAAATTAGTCACTGTCGAATATTTTTTCTGCATCTTTATAACGATAATGAAACGCATTCAACTGAATGAGTTCACCACTTTTCCTTTTAATGACCCACCTACTTGACATAGGTTCGTCTTGTCTACTCCGAAGGAGTTCGTCTCCTTGTTCGTTTGTTTTAAAAACAAGTCCTAACATTATATTGGCTCCACATGAACTAACGCATCACCGTACTCGTATTTAAGTTTTTGTTCTAATACTCTTGCGATAATATATTTTTTACACATAGGTAAAGAATACTTATAACAGTAGTATCCTAAATCTACTTGACCACTATCTCCATACATAACATCTGCATTTCTAATGTGTTCTTCAATTCTTTCTTTG